GATGGTAATAATGTAAGAGCAGAGCATGGTGCTATTACAAAATCACCGGGCTACGCGGATGTAATGGCTACTGTGCCTGTTGCTCCTCTCTACATTACCAGTCTTGTTTCAGGTGTTAATGAGTATTGGATTATAGGTGGTCTTACAGCGATCCATGTTTATGATAACAGTTCAGTTTCTAATACCTTAGATGGTGGTATAAGTGATTCAGATACAAGTATTACCGTAGACAGTACGGCTGGATTTGAAACTGCTGGTACTATAACCATAGGCTCTGAGGATATTCCCTATACAGGTAAATCACCAACTACTTTTACGGGGTGTTCTAGAGGAGGTTCTGCTGCCGCTCATTTAGATGGAGCGACAGTAACAAGAACCAAGAAATGGTATGACATTACCAGAGGGCCGGGAGCGGGTGGCGCGTATGCTACTACGGCTACTGAGAACTGGACGGCCACTGTTATAGGTGGTGTTCTTGTGATGACCAATGGTGTTGATGAGCCACAGTATTGGGAGTTAATATCTGGTGTTCCAGCAACCGTTCAGAAGATGCAGAACTTAAATAACTTCACTGCATCTACAGAGTGTAAATCAATGAGAGCGTTCCGCTCCTTCTTGGTTGCCCTTAATGTAACCACATCAGGAATTAACTATCCAAGGTTAGTTAAGTGGTCTACAGAGGCTGCTACTCAAACGACCCCAACTTCATGGGATGCTTCTAGCGCAACAGTTGACGCGGGTGAGTATGAATTGGCTGACTCAAAAGGGGCCATACTTGATGGTCTTCCTCTACGTGATACGTTTATGATTTACAAAGAGGATTCCATATACTCTATGACGTATGTAGGAACTCCTTTTATCTTTGCCTTTAGGCAACTGTCTCCATCTGTCGGCGCATTAACCAAGAACTGTGTAGCGGAGTTTGATGGTGGACACTTCTTCTTTGGGAACGGTGACATCTACATTAACAATGGTCAGAATGTTGAATCTATTCTCCCTCACAAGATTAGAGATTACATTTTTGAATCCATTGATGGGGCTGAATTTAAGAAAGCATTTGTGGTGGCTGACTATGGCAGGACAGAGATGTGGGCTTGTTTTCCTACCGCAGACAGCGCAAGCACCCAATGTAACAAAGCAGTCGTATGGAACTGGACTAACAAGGCTTTTACTATTAGAGACATACCAGATTTAGCACACATTGGTTACGGTTCTATTGATGACCCCAACTCCTTTACTACATGGGATGTAGCATTACCAATATGGAGTGCTGCTCTGGGAGCATGGTCACAGACTTGGAGTGGGGTGGAGAATGTGCTTGTCATGGCAGGATATACGGACACAAAGTTATACCGTAATAACTCTGGTAACCAAGAGGTTACTACAGACATGACCTCTTACATAGAGCGTACAGGCATGACTATGACTGCCCAAGGCCAACCAGACCAAACAGTGGTAAAGAGAATAAAGGCCATATGGCCCAAGATGCAAGTAACTGGAACCGCTAATACAGTCAATGTCTATGTAGGAACCCAGATGTCTACAGAGGAAGCCGTTACATGGACTTCCGCTTACACCTTTAATCCTGATACACAATCCAAGGTTTCATTAAGAGCGGCAGGAAAACTCTACGGGGTTAAGTTTGAATCCACTGGAGACTTTGATTGGAGGCTAGACGGGTACTCAATAGAACTGGATGATGCGGGGCGTAGAGGCTCCAAGATGAACTGATGGCTACATACAAAGACAGGGTAGTAAAGTCTGTTACATATTATGAGCCGGGGCCATTACCATTAGACCCACAAGACTTAGGGATATACGTTGTCACAGAACTCAAGAGACTGGGTAATACCATACTCAACCAAACACATTTAAGAGCGGAGAGAGTACATGCCGAACCAGAAAAACCCAGAGGTGGAGACATCGTCTACGCAGATGGAACCAATTGGGACCCTGGAGGAACGGGCGAGGGAATTTATTTCTTTAAAGAATCCACTTCAGCATGGGTCAAACTGTAAGATAGTCCTAGTTTCTCCTGAACATATCCCAAATATATGGGATACGGTTCACCGCCATCTTGAGTTAATGACTCCCCATTCTGAGGGCGAGCTGGAGCCAGAAGATTTCTACGAGGCATTGACTAATGCCGAGATGCAACTATGGGTTGCTCTCGATGATGGGGATATCATAGCATCTATGGTATCACAAATTATACCTTACCCAAGGAAACAAATATTGAGAATCATAGCAATAGCCGGTAAAGGCGTAGAGCAATGGATGCAATTCCTACCTATGGTAGAGGATTGGGCCTTGTCTGTCGGCTGTACTTCCTTAGAATGTTGGGGTAGAAAGGGCTGGCTCAAAGTATTAAAGGACTGGAAATGCTCATACCACATAATAACAAAAGACCTCACGGCTAGGATGCACTGATGGCAAAATGGAAAGGCGTGTCATATGATGAATGGGTGGAGACTGGTCAGTATCCTGACGGTACACCTCTTGATCCCAAAGATAAAAATATGCGGGATTACTATGAGAATTACAAGGATTCTGTTCAAGAGGCTGTTTCTTCTGGCGATATTGCTCATAAAAAAGCAGTAGAACGTCAGCATGGTATTATTGATACTGGCACTGCAACCAAGGCCGAGAAAGAAGGTTACGTTGATTATGTATTATCTAACCCAGACTTAAGAGAAACTGCAGAAGCTCTGGGATTGACCCAGAATGAAATGGCTGAATTCGGTCAGAAGCAATATGAAACACATGAGGTAGGCCAGTATAAGTGGGATTATGGTGAGGGGAAAGCTTATATAGATCGTGGGGATGGATTGCTCTCTTACGGTGTAACAAGAGATAGCACGATCAATAATAGACTTAACCGTTTATCTAATGCGGGTGGTGCCATCATTGGGAATGAAGATCTGGTTAGTGCTGCTCTTAATATGTCAGATGCTGATTTCCAGGGTCTTATTAGAGGAATAGAATCTGATCCTGCAGGTTATGGCACAAGCCGTATGTGGCAAGCCAGAGGTTTAATAGGTGATGAGTTTGGTGATCCGTGGAATTTAGCGGGATTTAGTGGGACAGGTTGGAATATGGACCCAGATAATCCTTATGCTAGAGGGATAAGGGCCGGAACGATTGATGTTGCTACGGATGTAGGCCAGCTTATAAACGAGGGGAGTCCAAGATTTCTTCAGGATAGGTATGAGGATGATTATAGGGCGCAGGATTTTCCTGAAAATTGGGTAGACCCAGAAGGAAACTGGCAAGGGCCATCCGATCTTGGAGACTATTGGAAGGCTATAAGCGGTGCTATACGCGATCCAAATACTGGTGAAATAGAAAGTCCCTTTGACAGAACTTGGGGATACAATCAAGGGGCTGGCCTAGGCGCGGGGTCAGGAACTTTTGGCGCAACTAACCTTGGTGCATACACTCCTATGGAGGCTCAGGATTGGTCAGGCATTATGCCTCAAGGCGTATTCGCCGGTAGCGCAGTTCAGCCAACACAGGCCATGCAAGGCTTGGTAGCCAATCAAGGTCAGCAGTATCAGCCTTGGGCTATGCCAGATAATTCCGTAGCAGGATCACCATTCGTATCACAAAATGTACAGTACAACCTGTAAATTTAGATCCATATTCAAGTGCTTGTCTAGGAGCATGAAGACCAGTAAAAGCAGGAAGTATTGAAGGATGTAAATTAATAATCTTCAAAGGAAATTTTATTATCATATTTGCTAGTCTTTAACAGTAAAAATCTACCTATAAACTACATCTAAACTATTAGTCTAGCAGCGACAACAATGAATCCAAGGCCCCGTTACCACCCACTTCAAATCCCCCGGAGAATTATATTGGGTCCTGGGCCTAGTTCGGCTAACCCTGCGGTTTTACGAGCAATGTCCCAACCTATAATTGGATATTTGGATCCGGCATATTTATCGCTTTTGGAGACAGTCGAAGATATGTTGAGGGAAGTATTCAAAACCAACCAGCGTGCATTTGCAGTAGCGGGAGCTGGTTCGGCCGGAATGGAAGCGGGACTTGTCAGCTTACTTGAACGGGGAGATAAGGTAATTGTCTGCTCTTA